CAACTTCAGCCCTAAGCTGTTTTTGCATGCTGGCAATATTGATCCTGGGACTCGGACACTGCAAGGAACTAACCAATCGCCCGTAGGTGCGACGGTTGCGCCGCCAAACTCGCCCCAAATTCGTCCAGTGCGGGTCGATGTGCGGGTTGTATTCCAAATGCTTGTGGGTGCCCCTACGGTGGATGATGGCATTTTGCTATCGCGGGAACAGGAACGTGAATTAAATATTATTTATCGGAGTGATTTGCTATGAAAAGATCGCCAATTATTTTGACCCCTGATTATTTTGGTGATTTCTCGGTCGATGTCCCCTTAGATCAGTTGTTCTATAAGGGTGAAAAGATTGAAGCAGATGTTTTGCTGAATGGCTCTGGTATGGTGCTTTGCTATCAGCCAAAAGGCGATGTCGCTGGGTTGCCTGACTTTATCGAACCCCACGAAATCAGCTTTAATAAATTCCCACCTGCACCAAAAGCAAGCGGCAAACGGATACCGCTAGATAAAGATGGAGCAGTCATTTAATGCCGATGCTGCTCTTTGCCGATGAAGAACGGGCTAAAAACCATCTGGGCTATACCAGTCGGGCGGTTCCGTTTGGCGATGAGGTGATTCTCAGGGCGGCATTGAATGATAATAGTCGCACGGTGCAATGGATTGCCTGGGCGGTGAAGCTGCTTAACCGATGCGATCGCACATTTGACGAAACCGAAACGGATGCACAAGATAGCGGTATTGCATCTCGGCGGGTACTCACGGGCGATCGCAATTATAGCGATGTTGAATTCCGTGCCCCATCCCAAAAGGAACGCGATCAGGCTTACATCAAAGAGACAGATCGCCTGGGGCGTTTCCTGGGGGCAACGAACTACAACAACCCCGACAATCATCAATATTTGAACGTAAGCGCGATGCGGCAATGACACAACGTCGGTTAACGATTGAATGTACGGCACAGCTAGAGCATTTACTTAATGCGATCATTCAAGATTCGGCGGATGATGAGATTGTGGACGATGAGATTGCGGTGAGGGCAGCGCAATGCAGCTACAGCGATAAGCAACAAGCGATTCATTGGTTGTTTGAGTACAACTTTCCTGTACCCAAATGCCTATACAAGAGCGGTAATGAATAAACCTCGCACTCCTCGCAGACCTCGCACTGCAAACCAGGTTAAATCTTTTAATCCTCGCCAATCTGGAACTCAGGTTAGTTACTCACAACAGCAAACAGACCGCTATCGCTCCCTTGCTTCGCGATTAGAAAAGGCGCGATCGCTGGTGGGCAAAATCCAAGAAATACCGGGCGTTGGCACTCGGATGCTGTACCGCTTTCCCAGTACTCGCAGTCCTGATGGCGGCTGGATCGTGATTGTGGATGAATCCGCCCCGCCCCGCCCGGTGCCTACCTTCCCTGATCCTCCGGGTGATCCGCCTACGGGCGGCGGCGGCGGTTTGCCTACAACATCCACAGTGTTTGCGGTTGATCTGGGCGGTGTGCTGCCCTTGCCTGCCCAAATCTTGAGCGCGCAGGGGAACCCTGCCTATAGTGGACCTGTTTCTTTCCCTTATCGGCTACCGTGGCTACGAAACACAGTTTTCGCCCCTGGCGTAACCCTATCGAATACCGTAACGGCGATCAATGCTGTGCGGCTGATTGCGCCATTCACTCCAGCGGGTCAACCGATTTTAACGGCGGGGTACTGGGTGAGTAATGGCAAAATCTATAATTTTGTGGGTGGCTCAAGTGCGATCGTGCTGCTATTCCGCTATGTGCCTGAGCCGGGCGGACTGGTGCCAAATGCTTATCAATTCAATCCAGCATTACGGGAATTTAGATGGAACCATATCCCAGGAACTTGGAGTATTACTGGACTTCCGCCAAACGTAACCGCTTATCCGGTGGGTTTTGTCCCCGGCAGTCCCCCTCCGGTGACGCTGCCCCCTGATCCAGCAGATCCACCCCCTCAAGATCCACCATTGCCGATTGACCCTGATCGCGCCCATTATTCTTGTAATTGCCCTGATTACACCCGCACTGAGCTACAAGATAGGGACTCAGAATACCCCTCTCGTTGGCGCGATCGCGTCTGGACAGATAGCAAAGCTGGCGCTCCGGTGGATGATGGTAATGCTTACTGCAAGCATGTTTTAGCCACTATGATAAAGCGCGGCGATCCTCTACCCTCTATAGGAACTTAACGATGTTTGAATTCAATGGTGGCACTTATCCAGGGGTCTGGGTGTATGACGGATCGGGCGCTCAGGTGATCGGTGTCAGGCTCTATTTGACTCCTGGTGTACTATCTGATCCCTATCCTTTGTCTCAAGTTAGGTTGGCTGGCTCCACCGTTGGCGGCATTGTTAATAGCAATATCGCCCCGGTGACTCCGCCTCCTGGTACGGTTTGGTACAACTCCGGCAATCAAACTCAAGTCGGCATCCCCGTAGGAAACTTTGGCTACTGGAACGGCACCGCGTGGATCTTAGTGGGTACTACATCTCCATCCTCTAATCAGATTGCCTCTAACACTGCTCCCCCCAGTCCGGTAACGGGTGCGGTTTGGCAGAATACTAGCGGCGCTGCTGTTGCTGGAGTTCCTCCGGGCAACTTTGCTTACTGGAATGGAACAGGTTGGACTGTGCTAGGTGCTGCTACACCGCAAACAGGTACAGGGGGCGCTGCGGCGGCGGGTGTGATCAGCCTGAATAACCTGCAAGGGGCTATCAGTCTGGTGCAAGGCGCTGGCATGAATATCACCCAATCGGGTAATAGCTTGACCTTAACTGCAACAGGCGCGGCGGCTGGAGTTCCTGGGGTAACCTCGCTCAACGGTGCCACTGGGGGGGTGCAAATCGCAGGCGCTGGCGGTAATACCGTTACTACAGCGGCAGGCATTGTCACGATTACAGCCGCGCCCCCTGCTAGCTCTGGGGTGGCTAGCTTTGCTTCTCGCACTGGGGCGGTGGTGCCTGCCTCGTCTGACTATCCCCCTGGCTTTATTGGTGCTGCGACCCCTGCTGCTATAGATAGCGCGATCGCAAGCCATCTTGGTGCAGCCGATCCTCACGCTCAATATACCCGTGAAGTAGAAGTATTTGGCGCTGACTTCCTGGCTGCTAATGCTGCGCCTACGGGGGCTACGGCGGGTCAGATTTGGCGTAATACCAGTGGCGCTGCTGTTGCTGGCGTGGCGGCGGGTAACTTTGGCATCCGTACACCTGCTGCAACTTGGTTTGATGCTGGATCTCGCGCTCCCTTCCTGGTCAACAATGGCAGTACGCCAATTTCTACGTTGACACCGGGTGCTAACAATACGTTCCTGCAAACGATTAGTGGCACTGTTCAATGGGCTACTTCGCTGCCCGGTTCAATCAACGCTAGAGGCTTTTTGTCCGGTCTGGTGGCTGTGCGTAACGCGATTACCCCGCTAGCTCAGATTGACTTCGGCTTAGGCGTTGCCTGGGTGACAACGATGATAGAAAATGTCGCTGCCTTTACGAAGCGGCTGGATGCGACCTGGGCGGCGGGTAGTGGTAGTGGCGGTCTATTTAGTGGCGCTAGGGCTGCAAACACCTGGTATCACTGCTTTGCCATGCAGAATAATACTACTGGGGTGATTGACTTTGGGTTTGATACCTCAGTTAGTGGGGCGAGTTGCCCTGCTGGATGGACTCCGAGACTGATCTGGAGCATCCGTACCGATGCTAGTAGCAACATTATCTCCTTTGTGCAAAGGGGCGATCGCTGTCTGTGGTCTACGCCGCCCGTTGATATTTCCAACCTTACCAATATTCCATCTACTGGGACGCTCTATACTGTTTCTTCTCCCTTGGGTTTAAACTGCGCCGGAAACTACAGGGCGCACTACGGCGGGGCTTCTGGCGATCATTTGTATTTTAGTAGTCCTGATCAAAACAATGATACTCCAGATTTTACGGCTGCTAGGATTGATGTTCAGGGCAACTCCATTACATCCACCGCTCAGATACCTTTGGTGACGAACACCGCCTCTCAGATCCGCATAAGAGCTAACTTCCTTAGTGCCAATGTTTTACACCTCAATATCTCGAGTTTTGATCACCCTAGAGGACGTTAATCATGTTCGCTCAACGCATGGATGGTGAGATTACTGGATTGTTTGCTAACCTCCAGTCTGGATTTGCCGAGGAATGGCTAGAAGACGATGCACCAGAAGTTGTAGCGTATAACACGCCTCCACTAAAACCTAAATGGGCAGGGCTATATGACGCTTTAAAATCAAGTCCAGTTTATGCAAAACTCTTTGTAGCCTCAAGAGAGCCTGAAGCTAATACCAACGCTGCCTTACAAAAAACGGTGAGGGTGGGCACGGCTTTGACAGCGATCATTAGTGCGATCTCGAATAAAGACCTTGAAACCTTAGAGTTTGCGATCGACATTGCGCGTCTTGATTTAATAGCGATCGATGGTGACCTAACTACCGATGAGCTTGAGTGGATCAATGATCAGCTAGAAGCAAACGATTTTGCCCTGCGTCTAGAGTGAATTCTCTTCCCAACAATCGTCGGGGTCTGGTGTTTGCATCCTTAGCGTTTTTCCTTCGCCACAAACGCGGTCCGCGAGATTCAATAATTCATCCCGTAGCGCGATTGGGTTTTGGAATTTTCCTATACACAAGCAAGAAGCGATCAGAGAAATTTCCCTGATCGCTTCTTGCTCCCACTTCGCGCTTAGGGGCGTTTTTTGATTCATGACCCTCCATAAATCAGCGAATTTTGTCAAGGTATCTTCAGGGATATTGGCTTGCAGATAAGCGATCGCCTTCTTTTGGTGTGGGAGGTTTCTATGAAATTCGATGACATCGGTCAATTCAATTGTCATGGTGTGATTGCTTCATTATGATCAGTTTCAGGCAAACGACTTTGCCCTGCGTCTAGACTGGCGCTGCTACTCCAAAATTCGTGGTAGCTGTACCTTTGTGGAGTACAGCACTTGTCCAGTCTGTTCGATTGCGATGTCCTCTGCCATATCCAATAATTTATCCCGCAATGCGATCGCGTTTGGGAATTTTCCTAGACACAATCCATGCGCGATCATGCAAATTTCCCTGATTGCTTCTTGCTCCCATTTCGTCTTTAGGGGCGTTGGTATTGCGTAATCAACCTCCTCTTCTTCTAAGGGCGCTAGCCAGTGGGGCTGTGGTAATTCAATCATCTTCGCTTCCTCTAAGGGTTTTAGCCAGTAGTCTCTCTGCAATATTGGCAGCATTTTATCGATACCTCTGTCTATCGCTACCGCCTGTAAACTGAATCTCAAACTGTGATTTGGGGAATAGTCGCCTCAGCATCGCTTCGCCGCGCTCGGCTTCGGCTCTGCTGTTGTACTCGCCGCACAGATAGCGACTATCGGTATATCGCCATAGCTGCCACTGCATTAGCTAACCTCTTCTTTCAACGCTTTGGCATTCGTAAGATGATGCTTGAAAAGGGCGGCGATCGCGTCTTTTAGGGCTGCTTTATTAAAGCTGTTTGCCCAGAAAGTCGTAAACACCACCTCGATTGCTTCCTCGGCTAATTCTTTGGCGAGTTGATCAGTCATTGGCTTCCAGCTAAGTATTTTGTTTTGACATGATTGGCGTGGTTTTCGGCTTTAAAGCGATATTCCCATAGTCGCCACTGTTCGGCGCTATCGCCCCGCTTCTTGTCGGCTAATTCTTTGGCGAGTTGATCATTCATCGGCTCCGCTCCACATGATGCTTAGCTTGCCCAGTACTTTCGTTTTGATATGATTGGCGTGATCTTCAGCCTCAAAACGCGATTGATAGGTGCCGATTTTTGTCCATCCAGGGCTATCTTCAGCCCGGTACATCACCATCCAGGGTTTGAGTTCAGTTTGGGTGTATGTCATTTTGGTAATAAATGCGATCGCTTCCTACAACAAAAGCGATCGCGGAGTGTAGATATAATATCGATGGCATATACCAGCAATACTATACGCAATATACCAGGACATAAGGCAAAATAGATATAGGTTTGCTGCAATATTCCAACATTTGGCACTTTTAAATATGTTGATCACCCCATCCGATACACGTATAGGTTCTGCCGAGTTTGGGGACTATCACTACGATCGCCTTTTGCTTTGGGCATTTGTCGATAGGCAAAGCAAAGCCGCGCTGCTGCGTAACCTGGCGGTGGCTCGAACTGATGCGAACAAGGACTTAATTGATGACAAACTCCAGTACTACTGCGATCTGTACAACCTGGGACAGGCTGAGCTACTGGAGCGGATTAGGCAGGCTGACTTGAAAGGCATTAGCATTCCGCAACTGCATAAGCTGCTATCTCCCCAACAGAACCCAACAGAAGAGGAAGTATGAAAAAGCTAAAGGATTACGTGATTGAGATCAAAATCACTGCACCACCAGGGGCAAATGCGGCTAAGATTGCCGATTTGCTGGCAGCTTTCGGCGCGACCGTTCAATCTGGCGACGTGGCTAAGTTTGACAGGCTGCGTGAGTTTCTGCGGGTGCTGGAGAATGAATAATCTTGCTTTTGCTCCTGGCGATCGCGTCAGGCTCATCGGTGGTAAACACTCCGGCTCTACCGGGGTGGTGTTTGGCAAAAACGGGGAAAGGATTAAGGTAAGAAGTGATCAGCACGGCACGATCAAAGCTTTCGATCCGCTGCTCTTAGAGTTCGTCCCCGGCATCCTGCCCGTAGCAGAACAACTGACGATCATTGATGGCTTCACGGGCGATCCTGAATGGATGACCTCACCCCCTCAAGAGGACTTCAACCCCTCAAGATCTGTGGATGAAACCCCTGCTAGTGCTGAGTCTCCCACTCTGATGACCTCACCCCCTCACTCTGAGGACTTGAACCCCTCAGAAGAAATGACCTCAACCCCTCACGATCTAGGGGCTGAACCCCTCATCGTCTTACAAGCCCTGCGCGATCGCGTCGCGGCAACGGCTCTGACTGATTGCTGGCTAGAGTCGGCGGGGGGCGATCGCGTTAGGGTGCAGTACTACAAGAAAACTGGGAAGCCTGCCCAGTACATTGATGCTAAGGAAGCTGTGGAGATGCGATCGCGTATTGAGGCGGGTCGGGCGCTGAAGCATTGTGATGCTCTGCTGCGCTATTTGGGAGAAAGCTAAGTTTTCTCCCTCACCCCTTCTGTTGTCAGGCAGAAACCCCAATCTTTGCGGAGTATCAGTAGCTCCTCAAGGTCATGCCCCCCTTCCCATAGCCCTTGAAGTTTGGATAGCGCAAACGGGCGATCGCCGCTCATTAACGCCATATCAACCGACTGAGAAATCAGGCTAAGGCTAACTGGCTCAACTGGGAAGCCATAGGGTTCGTCTGGCTTAGGTTGCTGTTGCGTTGCCCTTGCCTTAATTGCTCCATTTGCGGTAAAACCGCCTCTTAAAGCTGCGTTGATAAAGCCTTGCGGGTTTCGCACCGTTTCCTTCGTTTGCTGCTTGTGTAGGGCAGATATGGCGTTTTCCACAGATTCCAGGGCGGCGGCGGCGGAACGGTTGCTAATCAATGAAGCAATTGTTTCCTGGATCGTTTTGTTTGGATTTATTCCTGATTCTTCCAAAATTCTGCAAAGTCTTTTTAATTCCATCGCTTGTTCTTCTTTGTTAAAGCTTTTGCTTACAATCAATTGTTCTTGTTCTTTTAAACTCTGTTGTATGGTACTTTTTGGCAAATCGGCTGTATCCCTTTCTGGTTCTACGTTACAGGTTTCCTTTATATAAGGAATAGTCTCACCCATGAGACTTTTACTCTCATCCATGAGACTTTTACTCTCATCCATGAGACTTTTCTTGCATGGATGAGACGCTTTTGAGCCGCGTAAATTCCGCACCTGGATTTGATTAATCTGAATATCAAACAGCCCATGCTCAGCGAACTTGGCGATCGCTCGGTAGAAGGTTGCCTTGCTGATGTTGCATTCAGTCAGAATGCTCAGTAGGTCGGGCAATTCGGTGTATTCATCTCCAAATGGCTCAAACGTCGCTAGGTAGCTCCACAGTCGCCATTCTGCGGCGTGTAAGCCTATCTCTCGTAGCTCTCTAGCCATTTCTGCTGTGAGGGGGTAAAATTTGCTGATGCGATATGATTGTGTATCTCTCATGATTGAGCCGTGCCTCTAGCACGGCTTTAATTTTTGCCCTGCGTGGTGTTAGCCGTGGGAGTTGCTATTTAAGATTTCGTCGATCCATCCGACCGTTATTTCGACTATCTCGGAACTTTCATTTGTATTACCTGGGCTTATACCCAGAAACCACCTTTGTATTGGGCATACGGAATTTTGGAAGGCAAAGAATCTTGTCTTGCTTTGACCGTTGACTTTTCCTGCGATTAAGGCAGATCGAAGCATCTTTAGTTCTTGGAGCTGGGGTGCTGTCCTCTTGAAAAAATCTTCTTTGATCTGAATTAGATTTGCTAATCTGATATCCGAACCTTTGAGATATGAACCCCTGAGACATGCATTTTCTAGATCTGCGTAATTTAGATCTGCTCCTCTAAGGTCCGTGTAACTGAGATCTGCCCCAAAGAGATTTGCCCCCCTGAGATCTACACCCCTGAGATTCGCGCCTCCTAGATCTGCATATTTCAGGCTGGCGTAACTGAGATCTCCACCCCTGAGATCTACACCCCTGAGATATGCGTAATCTAGGTGGGCACCCCTGAGATTTGCACCTTTTAGGTTTGCATTTCCTAGATTTGCCCCATTGAGATGGGCACTTTTTATATCTGCACCCCTGAGATCTGTACCTCTCAGGTTTGCATTTTCTAGATAGCCGTAACTTAGATTTGCACCCTTGAGATTTACATTTCTTAAATCTGGACCCGTCAAACCTTCATCATTGATGTTCATTGCGCTGTAATGCCTAACTTCACAGTCTCCACTCCGCAGCGTGTAAGCCTTTCCATTTGAGTAACCTGTGCCTATAATTTTCTCTTGATCGTCAACTCAACTTCAGCCCCTACCGCTTCGGCAATCCGGCAGAGAGATCCCAAGGTACAGCTACCTTCCTCAAAGCTACGGACAATTTGCTTCCGTCGATTGACAGGCAGAACTTTCTCGCCCGTCTCCTGGCTCTCGATATAACAGTAATTACTGACTAATCCAGCCTGCCATCTGCTTCCCCATTTTTCTTTTGCTTCTAGGGCGATCGCGACCAAAATCGCCCGTGATCTATCCTCTGCGTTCATGGTTTTGCCTCTACTTCTAAGGCTAGAATACCTCATTATTAAAATTTGCCCTAACCTGCAACCGCTGAATAAATAGCGTAGAAGCTGCTGCCCTCCATGTATGTTCTTGAGCCTGGGGCAAGGCTGCTTTTAGCTCTTCAAAGATTGAGATCCATTCCTTGACATCGGCATTTAACGCAGGTTTTGCGGGGTGAGCTACTGGCGTATTCATTGCTTGAACGCCTGGGGCAATGTGCCCGTTACCGTTACCGTTACCGTTACCGTTGGTGGGGGGGCTAACGCGATCGGCGGCTGTAACGATATCGTATTGGGTGTAAGCAGTTCCACTGCTGCTAGTTGCTGGCTTTGCGGTCATTGTTACCTGCTGCCCTAGGCTCAGCGATAGCAGTGATGAATCATTGGGCTTTCGCCATAGCTCTATGTCTTGCCTGCCATCATTAACGGTGGCTTTCAGCTTCTCCCCCCATTGGGTTTGCAAGAGCGTGGCGGGTTGTTTTACGATCGCTGTGATCAGGGTGATAGTCATGATTCACCGCCATTGGTTCTAGCCGCTGCTGAGGGTAATAAATTGGCAAAAGATGGCTTGTGAGGGAGCCACTTTATTTGCCCTGCGGCTTGCCACATAACGTTTAAAGTTTGATCCTCGTGTACTTGTACCCAGAAAATAATTGTCTCCCGATTGCCGGATACCTTGCTAAGCGGATCGAAGGGGACATTTTTAAAACAAACTTCTAAGCTGGCTGTCCCATCCCCAAACCATTCGAGGTCTATCTCAAACAGGATCGTCGCTTCTTGAGCCAATTCAGAACCCGATAATTTGTGCAGCGTCCATTCTTCCCCACCTTGGGCGATCGCTAGCGCTGTTAGTAGTTGGTGATCAATTTTATTTTCTGGTGCTAGGCACTTGCCCTTGCCATTCTCTAAGATTTTCATCTTGGTTTCCTCTTGAATACCGGGGCGCTACTCCCGGCTGTGCGCGGGGTCTGCGTTAGTCTTCGACGTATTCAATACTTCCAACGTAGTTCCCGTTTATATCCCTTAACATCGTGGGAAAGTCGCTAATTTCTATCCTTTCGGATAACTCTTTAAGGATGCGTCTAAGTTCGTCTTCGTCGTCAAACGCTGCGTTATCTGTGTTGATCGTGATAATAATCTTCGACATGATTAGCCTTGCTCTTGTGAATACCGGGGCGCTACTCCCGGCTGTGCGCGGGTGGTTAAAGCTTGGCTAGCTCTTTACCCCATTGCTCCCATTGGGTGCTTAGCTTGTACTGGCTTGATGAGAAACTAGTCGCGTTGGCGTGATACTCGTAAATGCTGCAATAACGGGCGATCAGGTTTCGGCTTCCGTTACAGCTAATATCGAGATAGTCGGGATAAATCTTGTAAATTTGCATGATTAGAAACCTGTAGATAGGGGCGCTACTCCCGGCTGTGCGCTTGTTGGCTTAATTGATGATGCAAGCGACGGCATATATGCGCCCGTGCTTTGCTTCTGTTTTGTTTAGCCTTGCTGCTGCCCATGCCGCCTGGGCTTCAAAGTCGAAGATCCACGCATCAGGACGGATGCGATCGCTTGATGTGAGTACGTGATTTGCAAGATCTCTCTTAGAGAAAATCCAGTTATTAGCAACTTCAAATTTCACGGTTTTCTCCTTATTTCTCATCAAAATCCCTCTCCGTCGTTGAACCAGTCGGGCGCGTCATATGCTCCGCTCTTGAAGGATTCAGAGAACCATCTAATCTCTAGGCGTTCGCCTGCCTCTACTCGCCGCCTGATCTCCGCCAAATAACCATCTAGATAAGCTGGATCTTTTTTCTCAGGTGAATCGCTGTAATATGCGTCCATGGTTCCGTCCCGCGTGTGCGCCTGCTCTAGTGCCTGCTGTAGTCCCTTCTCGATCAATTCGCCGGGTTGATTGACTTCTAGGTAGTCCATAATCTGTATATCTCCTTTCTTGCTTTGGGGACGAATGCCCCAGAGCCGCTAACTGCTCTGGGGATTTTGCTATTTGATTGAATTGAAGGAAACAAACCGAGGACGACAGCCGGGAATGTGAACCCAGTAGCAGTGGGCAAACTTGCGCCACTCGATCACATAGCAGGTGATTTTGATGCCGAATAAATCACGAAACTTTGCAGCAACGGCGTAATACTCGGCTGTGATTGGGTTTGCCCGTAAATGCTGAAAGTAGAAACCTTGATCGAGAGAAGCCATGCGTAAAACCAACTCATTAAGGTAATTATACCCTACTTAGCGGGTTAATTGGGGCAAATTTACCTTAATTTATCCTAACTTTACACAAAAAAAAGCCCCCAACTTTGGAGGCTGTGGGGTGGCGCAGCCGCCCCCCTAGAGCCAAGGCAAGCAAGCCGCCACGCCCAAAGAACCAGCGGCAACCGGGCGGGGTAAGGAAAGCAACGCCCAACGAACACGCCTAGGGCACTGCACCAAAACCCCGTAGAAACCGCCACAGAGGGAGGAACACTGAGCCGCCATAAGCGAACAGCTAAGCGACTTAAGCGCCGCGCCAATAGTGCCGCCACTGACCGGAACAACCAAAACCACATAGCCAGACCAGCGCGAGGAAGCAGGGGCAGCAAAACAACCAGCAGGAAGAGCAGACAGCATGAGTAAAAACCAACAACATAAGGTAATTATACCGTAAACTGAGTGCAAAAGAAACCGCCAAAACACCCTTGACTTTTTCCCAAAAACAAGCATTTCTCCTGTTCCTCCGGGTTCTCTTTCCGGGTTTCCGGGTTGGCTGTATAGCTCGGAGTGAGCAAGTGCTAGCGACACGAACGAGAGCGGCTGTTCTGACAGATCACAGACTAAGCGGAATGGAGATGGAGAGAGCGCCCGTGGAGGTGTAGCGGAACCGACCGTAGCCTCAAGCGGAGGGAGTGCAGCAAGCCGGAACAGTGAACGGATCGCAATGGAGTGGCGTTTATCCCAGTCTTTGCTTCCACGCAAAAAAAAGGGCAGGGAGCCGAAGCCCCCCACCAAAGCCACTAGACCGCCGCCGCAACCCCAGCAGACACCGACCGCAACGCCGCCGCCGCAGACCGAGGAGCCGAGAACAGCACCAGACCAAACGAACCAGCCCCAACCCCACAGCCCGACGACGAAGCCACAACCAAGCCCAACGCAGACAGCCGAGCCGCAGCCCGATGCTCAGCGCCCAACGGACAACGCAACGACCACAGACCCGGACAACCAAACGCCCGACCCAACGACCACGAACCAGAAACCGACGAACAAGACAAAACAGCCATGACAAACACCAAAACAGGACAGGCTCTCCTGACGCGGCTACCTTGACTTTGACTTCACCCCAGAGAATAGGCAGAAGGGGCACGGCACGAGGCGGCACTTAACCTTGATTTCGCCCTAGACTTTGCTCCGCCTGCCGTGACTTGCAAGTGTAGAGAGCGGACTGCACCACGCTAATGATTTCGCCACAGCCTTGATAGGTAGCGACCGTAACGCCGCCCTTTGCCGGATTCCTAATCGCGTATACTTGCCTTGCCCTGTGTGGTGTACCCCAGCGATCGCATATCGCGTTAGCGGCTCTTGCTCATGCTGGCTCGTAGGTTAATTCAAAAATTTCAGGCTTGCAGGGATAACGTTCGCCCTTAACTCCGGTAATAATCCAGTCCTTGTCGCTGACAACATAAATTCCTTCCAGCGTTGGAATTGTGTAACTCTCATGCTCGTCTGACCATTGCATATCTGGAGGATAAGTTTTTGGGTCTTGTTCATAAAGAAACTGCTCCGCTTCAACAATTACAGGCTTTTTCCTAAACTGAGCCATAAGTCCTCCACTAAAGTTATAGGCGATCGCTACTACCGGGTTCCACCTCCGATTCTACCGCTTGGTGCCCCATCCCTTCCGGCTTGGGCTTGATCAGGCAAGCTAACCACTGGCAAAACCAGCAGCATTAGCAGTAAAATTTTAAACATAGTGACTCAATTGGTTTACATTCAACCCCCAGCCTTGCCGCTGGGGGTTCTATTTTCTCAAATAAGCTTTGCCGGGTGAATCATCGTAATTACCGAATTATTCAGGGAATACTAAACTTTTGGAGACAATATGTCTAAGCGCCCTGACTTGAAACCTGGTGATGTTCATGTGGTGATCAACGATTGGGAGTCTCGCTGGGTTGGCGAAGCAAAATGTTATTCCGCTAAAGGCTTGCTGCTGTGGACTATTCCAGCATTATGTAAAGGTGTGAGTGGTTCTAGGTGGCAAGCGCGAAACGGTGATACTCCACCGGGGCTATACCTAGCTGGAGAGTTGTTTGTTACTCAGCCATCTGAGCCGACTAAAACTTGGCTGTCATTTGGAAAGCATTGTATCGATATGGTTGAGCAAGAAAATCAAGAGCGTCAACATAATCGCGGCGGTATCTGCTGGCATGGGGGCGGATCGGATGCGCCTAACCCGCTGGCAGATAAGCAACCGCTGCTTGTTACGCTGGGCTGTGTGCGATCGCATAATGGCGATTTGGAAACAATTGTGGTGCCATTGCTCGAAAAGCTGATTAAAAGCGGATCAAAGATGTGGATCACCGTTAACCAAATGTAAATCTAAAATGTCACCTATCTTTATCAAAGAATTTCTTACCTTTGTCGCCTTCTCCATCCCGATCTTGGTGCTAATTTGGAAAATCTTTGCTGTCAGGGAAAAGGTCTATGACCAGCTTCAGGCTTTAGAACACCAATATCAGGTCCTACAAACTCGGCTAATCTATTTGGAAGATAAGCTTGATTTGACAACGAATGGACTGCGTGAAGTGATTGAACATAAGTCTACCCGCTTCATTAGCACGGGCGATCGCTCCCTTGGCAGGATTGAAGATATGGAAGAATTTCTAGCTAAAACCACTCAATTTAATCGCCGGGGGAGTCACCAGTGACAAAGGCAAAGGCAAAGGCAAAACAAAGCCCGACTAAAGCGCCCATGGCTTCTTTTAATGCGGGCATCTCTGGGACTAGTGACAGTCCTAACCCGAATCGCCCTCCCGCTTTTGTCCCCGCTTCAAAAGATCCGGTGGGTGATCAAATTCGCGATTACAGACGTGTTCAACAGGTCGATGCTGATCTTCGTAAGCAGCGAGATAATGACAGTAACCGTAATGCGATCGCACGGGATAAGGCGGCGATCACGGGGCGTAGTGCTGCCCAAAGCTCCTTACAAAGACAGAAAGATTCCGCTGCATATTCAAGGCAACAAAGTAAGTCAAGCAAGCCTGATACATCACTCCAGCGATCGCGTGAAACCAATGCATCTAAGGAACGTATTGCTACCCTTAACGCCCGATCGCGTGAAAAGGTGGCAGGGTCTAAAAAGAGTGGCTCATCTAGTTCATCTGGCGCTACTCGCGGTGACGGTCGGGCGGCGGCGGCGGCTCGTATTGTTGCGGCTCGGATCGGCTCGGATTCTAAGGCGCGATCAGATGCTTCTAGGGAACGTTCCGCTACTGCTAATGCTAATGCTAAGGTCAGTGCTGCGGGTTTGGCTGCGCTTGCTAAAGCTTCCGATACCAGGCGGACTGGAACCGATCAGGCTAACTCTCAGGCTAACTTGCAGGCTGACGCACAGCAGAAACGCAATGAACTGTCTAACCCATTTGGTTCTCCTCGCACAATGTCTGGTGGTTCCGCTCGTATGGTGCTTCAAGAAGCGGGGCGATCGACTGGCTTCACTACAGGTACAACAGGCGGCGGCGCTGCTACATCAAACCTCAGAACAGGCACTAGCACCAGCACCAGCACTAGCACTAGCACCCGTATCACCGATTACAGCAATCCACAGGATAACCCGGCGCTGGCGATCGCACGAGAGAACAACACTGCTAGCGCTGCCCGTCAAGCTGCCAAAATTGCTGGTGACGATCGTGCCCGACAACTGGAACGCGATCGCCCACAGATTGCAACCAATGCAGAAGAAGACTTAAGGAAGAAAGCAAGAAAGGCGGCGCTGTCTGTGTTCAACTCGGCGCGTCCCGGTATGACCCCTACTGCGGGGTAGATGGTGCAGACCGACTAACCCAATCTCTCAAGCGATCGCATACATCATTACTCGTGTGTCCGTCCCACTCTGGAGCGTATTCAATCTCAGGGGCGGGGCATAAATCCCACATAGAATTGGGCAGATGATATGTAATAATCCCTGGGCATAAATCACACCCTGCAATAAAATAGCCGCCGTAACTTGAGCCGTCGTGGTGCCGACGACTTTTATACGTGCTTGAACTGTGCTGGATAAGCAAGGCAAGGAACAACAAATGGCGGTGTTCATACAACTCATCAAATGTGTGGTATCCATCGGAAATCTGACCAGTCTCGCCGCATACCACTCTTAGGTGTCGCTCTCCATCCTGTTTGTAAGGATCAAAGTTGACAGTATATTCCTTAACATCAGGGATTAAGACTTCCATAGTGCCTCAACGTAGCTTGCCCACCCAGACTACCCTACTGCCGGGTAGATGCGGTGAACCGACTAAGCCAAGTCTCTACGTGATCGACTAGATCATTACTCGTGTGTCCGTCCCATTCTGGAGCGCGTTCAACTGTACGGACGGGGCATAAATCCCATATAGAATTGGGCAGATGATATGCAATAGGCTCTGTGAATAAATCACACCCTGCAATAAACCAGCCTTCGTAACTTGATCCGTCATAGTGCAGGCGACTCTTATATGCGTTTGAACTGTGTTGGATAAGCAAGGCAAAGAACAACAAATGGCGATGTTTGTACAGCTCATCAAACGTGTGGTATCCATCAGAAACCTGACTAGTCTCGCGGCATACCACCCTCAGTCGCCGCGTTCCATCCATTGGGTTGTCAGGATTAAGCGCGATAGAATATTCTTGAAAATCAGGGATTAAGACTTGCATAGTGCCTCAACGTAGCTTGCCCATTCAGACTACCCTATTGCCGCATGATTGTTGGATGACATAATGAAACTGCGATCGTAATAATCGCAACAGACACCGAACAGGGCACCGTTCTACCAGCGATGCCTTTTTTTTTGTTTTGCGCCTGGGCGTGTGTATATGTCATCGAAATGCCTCGCGCCTGCCCCAACCCAAATCGCCCCCAGAATTCTGGTGATCGGGGTTGGTGGCTGGGAACCATAGAATAGATTGTTGGTATGCCTGCCAATAACCCACCCATAATCTGAGCCAAAGTGCCTAGAACTCCTCAAACAAACGCAGATAAAGCGATCGCCAAGCTATCTGCCGAACAGCGAGACTATCTGCGATCGCTCTGCATCCAACATGCCAACGCAACCGACATTCACCGCTGGCTTTTGCAGCATGCGCCTGCCCTGAGCTACGATAGCGTCCTGACTTGGTACAACCGAGAATACCCGGCAGGGATTGAAGCTGTTTGTGTAAATGCGCTGATTTCTGAGGCAAACGGGATTAACTGTGTGGATGCCCATGCTGCTAGCTTGGCAATTGTGGTCAAGATAACCAGCAATATTGCCAACAACATTATTAACGTCCGCGATTTTTCGCCGTCGCTGCTGAGTAACTTGGTAGACCTACTGCGTGAACAGCGCCAGAGTGCCCAATCGCTGCACAATACGCAACGATTGCAAGACCGCAAAGCCCTAATCCTAAGCGGCGGCTATCGCTTGGCAGAGCTATTGCTCAACCTCAGCCGAGATACCGAATCTTACGACGTGATTAAGGCTGTGCTGGATGGCGCGATCGCAAAACTGGAAAGTGAGGTGTAAAGTGACCAAATCAATCAAACTGACGGACGTTGCCCGTTTCTACATAGCCAAACCGCATCAAGTCGCGGCGCTTGCTTACCTTCAGACTCAGATCCCGGCTGAAGCGCTAAACCGTTTCGCTGAACTGTGGCGTAATGACCCGGCTCCGATCATTTCTATGCACCAAGCAACTGCAATCTTTGGGCGATCGCCTACATCACTTCAACTTTTTGACCTCAACGCTTGCCTTGAGCGGTTCGAGATAAATACTACCCGGAGGATGCGACACTTTCTTGCTCAGATCGGGCATGAATCGGGGGGGTTGCGACATACCAAAGAAATTAATTCTGGTTGGTATATCCCAAAAAAGTTTAAGCTGCCCATGGTGGTAGATGTAGACGGTAAATATATGTATCGTGGGGCTGGGTGGCTCCAAATGTCTATGCCAGAGAATTATCTAGCTTTTGCTAATTACATGGGCGATCCTAAAATCTATGATTTAGGGTGTCCATACGTCGCTGAAACCTATCCCGGTACAGCATCAGGATTTTGGTGGATGATCAATGGCATGAATGCAAGATGCGATCGCGGTGATAGTGTGGAGCAAATCTCTCGCATGGTCAATCTCGGTGGTGGGGCGGGTGAGATCAATGGATTGAGCGATCGCATTGCCTACTATGCCAGGGCATCTGCTGTCTTGGGTTAATTAATGCCCGTTCTAGTAGACTATACTCGAAGCCGATATAGAACTCGTCAACCCCGAACAGCGCGGCAACAGATCACCTTGCAAGCGGTTGCCGCGCGGGATGACCTTGGTATTTTCGGTGAATATGTCGCTGGCAAAATTCCGGCAGATCATCACAAAGAATGGTTGCCGCTGCTGTGTGGCGATGATGAAAAAGTATCTATCCTGTCGCCTCGCGGGAGTGCTAAGAGTACCTGGCTAGCGCTAGATGCAGCTTGGGAGATTGGTAGAGCGCCTGATATTCAGATCATCTACGTTGGCTATAGCGAAAGCGTTGCACTAAAACAGAGTCGCTTAGTGAAGCGGTTGCTTGAGTCCAAACGGTACCAAGAAGTATTCCCGCATATTCGCCCTGGCTCCCGCTGGAGTGACACAGATTGGGAGATTGATAAGTCACGAGCCGGGGTGACTAGCCTAGATAGCGACTATACCTTTTATGGGGTGGGTGCCCTGGGCAGTATTACTAGCCGCCGATCTGACCTGATTTTATTTGATGACTTAATTAAATCCAGCGCGGCGATCGCAAACCCAGAAATCCGCGAAAAGCTGATCATCAACATTGACGAGGTGATTATGCCGACTTTGATTCCGGGTGGCAGAGTCAGGAACATTGGAACACGATTCCGGCGTGATGACCTACACGCTACCAAGTTTACGGTTGACCAGGGCTGGAAGTTAATCGAACAAAGTGCGATCGTGGAAGGTCGGAGCTACTGGGCGGATCGCTTTAGCCTAGAATTCCTAGAGAATTTGCAGCAGCAGAACCCGATCACCTTTGCTTACCAATTTCAAAACGTCATCCCGCCCAATGATGATGAAGCGATCATTAAAGCAGAGTGGATCAAATATGGGGTGGTGCCTACTGCCTTTGATGAGCTACTAATGGGCGTGGATCTCGCTGCCAGTGAGAAGGAGAAAGGTGATTACACAGCAATGGTATTAATCGGGCGGGTCGGTAACCTCTATTATGTGGTGGAGGCTTTGCGCTATCGCATGGCTGGCAACCTAGAAAAAATCCGCCGTATCTGCGAATTAAGAAAACAATATGGACAGTTTAAAATGGTAGTTGAGCGGGTTGCTTACCAAGCTAGTTTTGCTGGGGATTGGCGCGATGAAATGAAACGACGGCGGTTAAGCTGGCATTGCGGTGAGTACATCCCAAAAGGTGACAAAGACCAGCGGTTAGAGGGGATTAGCGGCATTTTTGCTAATGGCTTGGTCATCTTGAATCGCGATCGCCCTATGACTTCCTTAGTGTCGGAACTTTTAAGAACGGACTTAGAGCATGATGATCTCGCTGATGCCTGCGTGATTGCATTGGCTAGTTTGCTGAAGAAAGGCAAGCGATCGCCAAGTTTCGCTTAGGATTAAACAAACCTTTTCGTCTTGCCATGTCCGCTGAATCTCAAGAGTCCCAAATACGTATCAACCACTATCAGCAGATGGTGACGTTTGTCCGTGGCACTGGGGTAGAATTCATCCCGGCGCTGGACGAAAATGGTGTGAGGGCTACGTTCTTATCAAAGCTGATATCGGGTAACCGGTTAGAGCTAACGATTCCGCAAATGATCAGCCATATGATCGGCAAAGGGCGGCTATTGCTGGAGCTATACCCCAATGGCTATAGTCACCGGGTGCCTTACCGGATTCGTCACTACACGCCTGATTGCTATCGAATCGAACAGGATCAGTATGGTGATATATCAGCGGTGAAATACTGCTATTCCTACAAAGCAGTCGAGCCGGGTAGTCCGCCTAAGCTTAAGTGGGTGTGCCAGCGCGTGACATCTGCCTTAATTGAATCAGCGATATCAGACAATAAGCCAGACTTGGATCAGGAAATCCCGGCTGGAGTGCCCCCCGTTGAAAATCCCCTGGGCTACTTGCCCTATGTTGAGGTGTTGAATCCTCCTCCTGCTGGCGGCAATTTGGGAGAAAGTGATTTTGAGCAGATTCAATCTCATCTAGATATCCATGAGCAAGTCACCAGCGGCATTGTGGAGAAAATTCTAGAGTTTTGCTATAACCCGCTGATTACAAACAAAAGTGCTGAGTCAGTGTATAGCGGCATGTATGACACTGCAACGAATGACCGTAACTCGGTTGCTTATGCTAGTGGCTTCAGTTCCGCCGCTGTGCCTCCGATCAGGAAACATCGCAAGCTAAAAAAAGTGTTCGGCGATTTTGAAAATGACGATCGCCTGGAGCAACTGCAAATCAATCCGGTGCCAACGGATCATCAAAAGTTTTCTGACCAGTATGAGCAACAGCTAAGAGAGGCGCTAGGCGGTATCCTTGAGCGAGGCATCGAAACGGCTACAGAATCGCGGGTTGTCTATGGCAAGGTTATTGCCACGGCAAAGCTGAAGCAGGCAGCACTATTTAAATATGGGCTATGTGAACTGTTTGCTATGGCGTTGCTGGCTGAAGAGGCGTTATTTATTGCTACTGCGGGAAGACAAGGTTTACCATTTCTGGGCGATCGCAGTGTGAACTATCGGATTGGTGCAGTATTTATGCCTACGGCTCAAGATACCTTACAGCGATCGATTGTTGGGCGTAATTTAACTGAGGTTGGCGTAAATTCAAAAGAAACAATGAAATGGATCTTCCCCGACAAAACAGAATCGGAAATCGACATGATGGTCGGCAGTGGCGGCATACCTATCCGCTACCTGACTCAAGTTATACAGATGTTTGCACAGGCAAACCAAACTTTGATCAATCCAGTCAACGGTTTGCCCTACGTGGATGCCAACACTGGCGGCACGATTGCCGAAGCTTTCATACCCTTTATCCTTAACGCTTTATCTTATGGACGTGAATTTACCTCAATCCCCAACGAATCTGCCGGAAACTCCGGGCGGTTTGAACCCGCTGCCGTCGCCGCTGCCGTCAACCGTGCCCGACGCGGGAACCCCGACCCGGTGGTATCAAGAAACGATCAACAACCTACTAGGGCGGATCAGCCAGTCGAACCCGCAGTCATCCCCGACCCTGGATCAACCTCTCGTGACCGTGGCTTCTTCGACCTCAGCCGCTCCCCCATCCTCAACCTCTTCGATCGCGGATCAGGTAGACGCAGATCTTGACGCGAATGGGTTCCCGCAAAATGATCAATATTTGTCAGATCAGGGGCTGAGTTTATCAGGGCTTAACCGTGAACTGCTCAATACACAAGATGAATACAACCAGTTTTTAGCGGCAATTATGAACCCAGAAACGCGATCGCAAACTTTAGCGGCATTTGATCAACAGCTAGCCGAGCAGCGTCCCCAGTTTCCCCCTGCGCCTGGTCAGCCTGCACCTACTAAGCTAGATCATCAAGACGCGCTAAACCGACTTGCAGCCGGGTTTAACCCTCCTGATGGCTCCATGCTGGCTGCTGCAAATGAGATCCCTTCTGATGTGTTAGCCGCTGGCATTTTGCAGAATCTTGCTCAATATCTTCCACCCCAGTATTAACTAAATGCCACAAACAACCGGATACGAACCAGAGGTTTTACTTTCTAGCTTGCTGCAAACTCGCACGGGCTTTTACCAAATGCGCCGGGCGCTGGAGGTGCAGCCAATCTGGGACCCGAATGTAACGCTGGGTCAATATGCCCAGCTTAAGCGGTTCCCTACTTTGGGCGATCGCGGTCTATCCAAACAGCAAAGAACCCGTGAAGAGGATCAAATTATTGGCACAAATCGGACAGTTTCAGTCGATCCTAAAATCAGGCAAGTGAAAGTTAAAGAATTTACTGGACCTTCTACGCTTGATGGTCTGCCTGCGTGTCTGCACATCACTGAAGCGAGTATGCGTTTCGCGGTTAACGCCCTTTGGCAGAGGGCTAGGAGGAATGATTCTGTTGGCGGTTTAACGGAATTCCATCAGTCGATTGGCTCCATGCTGCTATCGGATGACTATGCCAGATTGGATGATCGCATCCTAGCTATGGAAGTCATGCGCTGCATCTTTAAATATAATCCTGGTGCCAAAACTGATGCAAACGTACTCAATACTGACAAAACTTCGGTATCTGATCTGCGTCGGATAAATGAACAACTATCTCGGATGAATACGGGATTCTTCGCAAATGGCAAACGCCGGATTGTGGCAGATGAACGCTGGATGCGGCATTTGCGAGAAGATCCTGAGTTTCAACAGTTTGCGATCGCCATCATTCAGGGCGGTAACCCCCAGTCTCTGTCCCCGGTGGTTAGCCCTCCTATTACTGGTGGGATGAGGTCAACTGGGTTGGGTCCTGTTGCTGATTCGCCGCCTCCAGTGGTGTACATCTATGAAAACTTTGAGATATTTGTTACGAATACTTTGCCCACCAAATTGATTACCACAGCCAACGGCGTTCAACGCGCCTATTTAGCCTTGGCTTTTGGACCTGGTACGGTCGGTCAGGTGGTTGCAGATCGCGGTCCCAACGTGCGTAATTATGAAGGTCGTGACTATCAGCGGCATGAGTTTTTTATCTGGCAAATGTTTGGTGAATACGAATATATGTTGGACGATGACGAATTTTCAGGCACTTCGATTGAAATGCGTACATTTGCAAACTAAGGGGGGACTATGCCACAGAACCTAGGTAATGTCATTTATGGCAATAACGTCGGAATGGTGCAAGCCGATCCGGGCTGGATCACTGTGATTTGGCATGGCGTTGCTCTTATCGGTAGACCCGCGAAAGAGTGGGCAATTCTAGACAGCACCAATCAACCTTTGCAGGTGAGTGCAGGGAAACGAATTCGCGACCTTGCCTTTACGGTGTACAACCCGTGTGTTGGTACCCCTGGCGATCGCTTGAAAGTTGCTGCTAGCTTTGCCGATGTGCAACCGTACGTTTGTCAATCCTTGCAGGTTGGTACTAATGGATTCTTACAAGATCAAGGAGTGCAGCAGATATCTAATGAAACCCTAATTGCCAACTTCAGCCCTAAGCTGTTTTTGCATGCTGGCAATATTGATCCTGGGACTCGGACACTGCAAGGAACTAACCAATCGCCCGTAGGTGCGACGGTTGCGCCGCCAAACTCGCCTCAAATTCGTCCAGTGCGGGTCGATGTGCGGGTTGTGTTTCAAATGCTTGTGGGTGCCCCTACGGTGGATGATGGCATTTTGCTATCGCATGAACAGGAACGTGAATTAAATATTATTTATCGGAGTGATTTGCTATGAATCGATCGCCAATTATTTTGACCCCTGATTATTTTGGTGATTTCTCGGTCGATGTTCCCTTAGATCAGTTGTTCTATAAGGGTGAAAAGATTGAAGCAGATGTTTTGCTGAATAACTCTGGTATGGTGCTTTGCTATCAGCCAAAAGGCGATGTTGCTGGGTTGCCTGACTTCATTGAACCCCACGAAATCAGCTTTAATAAATTCCCACCTGCACCAAAAGCAAGCGGCAAACGGATACCGCTAGATAAAGATGGAGTGGTCACTTAATGCCGATGCTGCTCTTTGTCGATGAAGAACGGGCTAAAATCCATCTGGGCTATACCAGTCGGGCGGTTCCGTTTGGCGATGAGGTGATTCTCAGGGCGGCATTGAATGATAACAGTCGCACGGTGCAATGGATTGCCCAGGCGGTGAAGCTGCTTAACCGATGCGATCGCACATTCGACGAAAGTGAAACGGATGCACAAGATAGCGGTATTGCATCTCGGCGGGTACTCACGGGCGATCGCAATTATAGCGATATTGAATATCGTCCTCCATCCCAAAAGGAACGCGATCGCGCTTACATCGCTGAG